ATTCCTATGAATCCTATGGAATGGAGAGATAGATGCAATGTTACTATCCATGTAGGATTAGGTACTGGATCTAGAGATCAACAATTACAAATATTAAATGGTATCCTTGGTAGACAACTTGAAGCAATTAAACTTCAAGGATCTGCACAAGGCCCAATCGTAAACTTACAAAACATTTATAATACATTGGCTCGCATTATTGAGAATGCAGGACTAAAAGATGTAGGTTCATACTTTACAGAACCATCTTTAGGTATGCAACAAATGCCACCTAAACAGCCTAAACAAACAGAGTTCGAGAAAGTTTCTCAGATTCAAACACAACAAAAAGCAGCTGAAGCTCAGATGAACTATGAAAATAGAATGCGTGAGATGGAACTTAAATATCAGAAAATGATATTAGAGTTTGAGACAAAAGCAAAAGAGCTTGAATTAAAATACAAAGCTGATATAGATGAAAAAGCAATTAGGCGTGAAGCATTAGAAATGAAAGGTATTAGTGATACTAATAAACAAATCTTAGATGCTGCAACTAAAGAACTTTTACAACCAGAACAACCTGAGGCAGAAGTACAAATAAATGTCGGATCTCCACAAAGAGACTAGTAGAGGCACAAGAGCTAAAGAAGTTTTAGAAAACGAATTATTCAAAGAGACTTTAGATACACTAAAGAAATCTTATGAAGAAGCAATATTTCAAACTACACCTACGGATGACAAAGGTAGATTTTCTATCTATCTTGCATACCAAATATTAGGTAAAGTTGAAAACCATCTCCGTACTGTTATGGAGACTGGGAAACTTGCAGAGAAACAATTACAAGATCTCCGCAAGAAATAGCACCACCCAACCTGGAGTGCTAATATAACACTAACCATAAAGGAGTGAACTATGGCTGATGAAGCTATGAATGTGATTGACGCTGGTCAAGTTATTAAAGGTCTTATGACTGGAGAAACTAAATCAGAAGAAACAAAAGAAGAACAACCAACTGAAGCTGCTAAAGCTGCTGAAAAGGTTGAAGAAGAAGCTGTTGATGAAACAGTTAATCTAAGTGATGTTCCATATATGGATCAGGAAACTGAAGAAGTAGAGGAACAAGCTATAGAAGAAGAAGCTCAAGAAGATATTAATGAAAGTTCAGAGGAACCTTCTTATGTTGTCAAAGTTGATGGCAGCGAGATGGAGGTCACCCTTAATGAACTACTTCGAGGGTATCAACGAGAAGCTGATTATACACGCAAGACATCAGAATTGTCTTTAGAGAAATCAAAGTACAACGATCTATTGCAACAATCTCAATCTGAGATTAATCAAAAATTGTCTAAGTTGACTGAATTAACAACAATGGCACAACAAGAACTTCAAAGAGAATATAGCAATATAGACTTTGAAAGACTTTATGAAGATGATCCTGTTGAAGCTGCACGACTAGAACATAAAATGCGAAAGCGTGCTGAAAACTTAAACATGATCCAGGAAGAAACTAGAGCTAATCAAATGCAAGAGTTTCAAAAGTATATCCAGGAGCAACAAAATAAAATTGCTACCTTGATACCTGACTTTGCTGATCCTGCTAAAGCTACCAAAATGAAATCTGATATGAGAAGATATCTATCAGGTGTTGGTTATAGCGATCAAGAGATCAATAGTATTTATGATTCAAGACAAGTCTTGTTAATTAAAGATGCTATGACTTATGATAAGTTAAGAAAAGCAAATCCTAAAGTTACAAAGAAAGTTGCTAAAGCTCCTAAAGTTGTTAAGCCTGGCGTTGCTAAAACAAAAGCCGATGAATTGGCTCAACGTAGACGAGATAAACTAAGTCGTCTTAAAAAGTCTGGTCAAGTAAAAGATGCTGCCAAGATTTTTAAAGACTTTCTCTAATTAAAAATAAGGAGGCCTTATGGCACAACCAACCAACTTGTACGATACGTACGATACTACTGGTATAAGAGAAGATTTAGTGGATGTTATTTACAATATCAGCCCTGAAGATACTCCTGTACTATCAGCGATTCCTAGAACCGCTGCTAAAGCTACTAAACACGAATGGCAATTAGATTCATTAGCTGCACCAGCTGCCAACAAAGTAATTGAAGGTGACGATGCAACTGTTGATGCTATGACTGCTACTACTAGAGCGCAAAACTTTACACAAATTTCTGACAAAGTAATTGCTTTATCAGGAACTCAAAGTGCTGTTGATTCTGCTGGTAGAGCTGACGAAATGGCATATCAGATTGCTAAAAAATCAAAAGAACTAAAAAAAGATATGGAGTTTGCTCTTATCGAAACTCAAACAGCTGCTGCTGGTAATGCAACAACTGCTAGAGCTTTAGGTTCTTTACCTTGTTGGATTGCAACAAACGGAAGCGCAGGTGCTACTGGTGCTTTATCAACTGGTGGAGGTGCTGCTGCACCAACTGGTGGTACTGACAGAGACCTAACTGAGACAATCCTAAAAGCTGCTATTGAAGATGTTTATACTTCTGGTGGCGATTTGGATCTATTGGTAGTTCCGCCTTCAGTTAAACAAGTGATTTCTGGATTCAATGCGAACACTACTCGTTTTGGCCCAGCTGAATCAAGAACTGAATATGCTGCTATTGACGTTTATAGCTCAGACTTTGGAGATATCCAAGTTGTTCCAAATAGAGTTATGGCTACGACTGCTGAGAAACATGTTTTCTTACTACAGTCTGATATGGCTGCAACTGCTTATCTAAGAGACTTCCAAGTTGCTGATCTTGCAAAGACTGGTGACTCTGAGAAGAAACAACTTTTAGTTGAGTACACTCTCGAAATGAGAAACGAAGCCGCACATGGCATTATTGCTGATATTAATCAGTAATTATAATTAGGGGGAGACTTCGGTCTCCCCTCTATTAAAGGAAAGTATTATGTATTATAAATTAAGTGGAGTAGTAAAAAAAGTTGACTACACATCAAGTGCTGCAAATAGTTCTGCTATTTCAGATCATGTAAGATTCATCAGAGTATATGCAACGACTGATTGTTTTATTACAATTAATAATCCAGCAGTAACTGCAACTAACGCTGCAACACCAATAGCTGCAAAAGATTATGAAGTATTCAAAGTTACTGAAGGTCAAATTGTATCTGCTATTAGGTCATCAGCTGATGGTTCATTGTATATTTCAGAATTAACGGAGTAAGTATGACAACAACAAAAAGCCCAACTACATTTAAAGTAGACACAAATCACACAGTAGCTGTTGCTGATTCATCTGCTGCAAATAGTACAGCATTTAATGCTGAAACTAGAGAAGTTAGAATTGTATGTACAGTAGATGCTTATGTAGAGTTTGGATCTGCACCAACTGCTTCATCATCAAGTTTAATTATACCTGCATATACACCAGAATATTTTAGAGTAACACCTGCTACTAAGGTAGCATTTCTAAGAGTAGGATCTGTTACTGGAACTGCAAGAGTTACAGAACTAACACAGTAAATGAAAAGATTTTCACTTCGAGGACAAGACCGTTATCGTGATCGTAGGACAGATGTACCTAATGATCTTTTACAACTTGAAGATAGAACATATTTATTAATGGAAGAAGGATCAAACCTTCGATTAGAACAAGCGGTGGGTACTGTATTTAGTGGTACACCTATACCTAATTAATGGCAAAAAAAGCAAAATCATATTCAGCACACGTACCTGGTTCTAAAAAAAGAACTTCTATAGGACAGTCTGTTAGATCAAGACCTAAAAATAAACAAAAACGTAGAAACTTTAAGCGATATGTTGGACAGGGTAAATGACCTTTGATGAGCTTGTTAAATTATTAAAAGAGAAAGAGAAATCTTCTCAACAACAATCTAAGAATAAAGAAAGAAACAAAGTTTTAAGAAAGAGAGTAAAGAATGGCTGATAGTAAAATTTCAGAATTGAGTGCATTAACTAGTCCTGCCAATGATGATGAATTTGTAGTAGTTGATACTAATGCTGGTACAACAAAACGAATAACATTTTCAAACTTAAATTCATCTATATCTGCATCTGTTGCTGCTGATGATATTGCAACTGGTGATGCTGCTGTTACTATAGCAACAAGTTCTGGGAACATTACTATTGACGCACAAGCAGGTGATACTGATATTATATTTAAAGGAACAGATAACACTTCAGACATTACAGCATTAACATTAGATATGTCAGAAGCTGGAGCTGCTGCATTTAATTCTACAGTTACTGCTACAGGATTTATAATTGGTAGTGCATCTATTGACGAGACAGAATTAGAAATATTAGATGGAGCTACTCTCTCTACTACTGAATTAAATTATGTTGATGGTGTTACTAGTGCTATTCAAACTCAACTTGATAGTAAATCACACATTAATTATAACTTAACTAAGACAGCAAACTATACTGCTGTTGCTGGTGATAAAATATTATGCGATACTTCAGGTGGTGCATTTACAATTACACTTCCTGCCAGTCCTAGTGCTGGTGATGAAGTTCATGTACTTGATGCAACTGCATCTTTTGATTCCAATAACTTGACAATAGATCGCAACTCAAAGAAAATACAAGGAGCTACTGCTGACTTAACCATAACAACTCAAAACACAGGTATTGGTTTAGTATTTTATAATGATACTTATGGTTGGAGAGTCTTAGTTGATGCTTATGATGTTGATGTAACGGAACTATAATATGAGTAATATATATAATTCAAATCAAGATATACATATAGATAGAGGCACTAGAAAACTAGTTGTCAAAAAAACACAAGATACAACAAACATACTTAATGATAATAAAATAGCTCGTAATCATAGAGCTAATGAACAGCGTGGAGATTTTCAAAGGATTGCACAAATACCATTGATTGCTCTACAAATAAAAACTAAAGAACTATTTGGTCATTCTAATTGGCATAAAGTACATAAAGATGACCAACGTACTATTATAAAAAGAATGATTAACAGTAATGAGTTCCAAAACTTTAGAGTGGGAGATAAAAAGTTATAATGGCGTTAAACAATTATGCAAATTTAAAAACAGCAATAGCTAATTTCCTAGCTAGAGATGATTTAACATCTGAGATAGATGATTTTATTGACTTAACAGAAGCTGACTTTAATCGTAGATTAAGAGTTAGAAATATGGAAACAGTAGATGCTACGTTTACAGTAGACTCAGAAACAGAAGCTCTACCTACAGGATTTTTACAGGCTCGTAGTTTTATACTTACAAGTTCTACACCTGACCAAACATTAGAACTAACTACTGCATACCATCAAGCTAATACTGCTGGTTTTGAAAGATCTGGTGTTCCTAAAATGTATTCTATTGAAGGATCAAACTTTAGATTTAGTCCTACACCTGATACTTCATACACAGCCAGGCTAACATATTATAAAGCATTTGATAGTATTGATGGTACAACTACTACCAATCATATTCTTACAAATCATCCTGATGTTTATTTATATGGTGCATTATACTTTGCATCTACATTTATTAGAGGTATGGATCAAACTACTATTGCACAGTTTAAATCACAATATGAAGCAGCTTTACAACAAGTAGAAGCTGGTGATGAAAAAGATAAATACAATGGTTCACCTCTTATACAAAGAACAGATATTAATATTAATAACTTTGATAACGTAAAATAATGCAAGTACCTTTTGGAGAATGGCTACCTGATTTACCAGACCACACTAACCCTGGTGCAACACAAGCCTTAAATGTTTATCCTGCTGTGACTAGTTACAGACCTTGGAAAAGTATTTCTACTACTAGTGGTAATGCTTTAACAGCAAGAGCGCAAGGAGCAGCATCTTTTAAATCAGACACAGGTGTTATTTCTATATTTGCTGGTGATGCTACTAAGTTATATAAACTAACATCTAACTCATTTGTAGATGAAAGTGGTGGTACTACATTCTCTACACCTACTGATGGTCATTGGGATTTTATAAAATTTGGTGAGGTTGTTATTGCTTTTAATGGTGATGATGCAGCTCAAGCATGGACATTAGATGGATCAACTGACTTTGCTGCACTTGCAGGATCACCACCTGTATTTAAACACGCTGCTGTTGTGCGTAATTTTGTTGTTACAGGTTTTCAACCAACTGCACAAACAACTATAGCTTGGTCTAGTTTTAACAGTCCTACATCCTGGACTGCTGGTGTTAATCAATCTGATACAGAAGTTTTACCTGAAGGTGGAGTTATTACTGGTGTTACTGGTGGACAGTATGGATTAATATTTCAAGAGTCTCGTATTACTAGAATGGATTATAGAGGCGGTAATGTTATCTTTTCATTTAGAAGAATAGAAGATAATGTAGGAGCAGTACAAGGTAAAAATGTAATTAAAGTTGGAAACATGGTTTACTTTTTATCTGAAGATGGATTTAGAGTTACTGATGGTAATACTTCAGTTCCTATTGGTAATGGCAAAGTTGATCGTTTCTTTTTTAATGATTTAAAGTTTGCTAAACGAGAAAGAGTTAAAGCAACTGCTGATAGAGAAAACAAATTAATATGTTGGTCTTATCCATCTAAAACAGGAACTAACTCTGATACTCAA